GGCATACTTGCGCGGCTCATATCAATGCGAACGCCCATTGGGTTCTGCGCGAACAACTCACGCCATCCCTCAATCGTTCCGGCAGGGTCAGCAGAACGCGACAGTTCTGCCAAGAGGCGCGGACGCATCTTTGACGGAATTGAGTAGCCATCCTGTTCCATGAGATCAAGTTCACGGCTAAAGCGTTCCTTGCTCAACTCTGCCTTGATGGCGTGAAGTTCACGCGCCATCTTGGAGTTCTCGCGGCGAAGCGCGAAGGTGTCTGCTGCACCACGGCGCGAAGCCGGGAACATTGCATCATCTTCCATGTCCATCTCATCCTTCTTAGATTCGTCATCGTGCGAACCGATGTCAATGTGGACACCCTCTTCGCCCTCTTTCAAATCCTCGCCGAACTGCTCAGACAACATATCGTCCGCAGCCATTTCTTCCTTTTCCTCTTCGTTGTCTGCCGTGCCGAAATGACGCTTCATTGCGTCTTTCATTTCGTCCATTGCAGCCTTCAGAGAGTCGATTTCCTTCCGGTAATCGTCTGCCATGTGCGTTTCCTTCTTCGTGTTGGGGACAAAGGTTGAAAGCCCGCCGCCGACTGTCCCCATGTCGAAGCGTAGCGAACGAGAGAACCGAACCAACTCACCCTTGCGGGTGAAGTGTGTATCAGGCAGAGGACGGCGCGGAGTCTCGCGACCCAACAACGCTACCTCTGATAAGTGATTTTGATCTGCCCAAATCTCCGCGCTCCTGCGCGGGAAGGCATTAGTGGCAAGCAACTTGTCAAACACGGCGCGTTCAACTTCGCAGTCACCAACGATGTAGCCGACACCATCCCGCTCGTCATAGCGCAGCGCGGTAAATCGCCCAACGGATGACTTTGGCTCGTTGCCGTCCTTTTCGTGCATGACTACAAGACGCGGGTTTGATCCCTTCGCCATGTACTTTTGAGTGCAAGCAACAATTTCGCGGACACGCGCATTGTCAAACTTCACAAGTTCGCTGTCGTTGTCACCATCAATAGATGGGTCATACGCGCAGAAAACCTCAAGGTCATGAACCGTTACCGTCTTGCCGTTGTCGGTAATTTGATGTGAGGGATTCATAAGGTATTATTATCCCATCAACTTGTTGACTGTTTCATTTCCATACTTTGCACGAACTTGTTTCCACAAGCGATCTCTAATTTCGCCTAGTTCTACATTCGCAGACGGATCAAACCCCTTGTCCATTATCTTGACTAGCCGTTGAGAATTAGCAACATCTTGCGGAGTGCCAATAAATTTGGAAATCAACAGAACGCATTCGGGGTGATAATTTTGATCTTCAAGGCGATTCCATTGCCGAACAAAGTTTTTAAGAGCGGGGGTTGCTTCAAACTTCGCCTTCACGCCGGGGCGAGAAAACTTCTCATTACAAACTTTATTGGCTTCTGATCGAATGAAATTCAATTCATTTGACAATGCATCAAGTTGTGATTCATCGTTTGACTTTTGGGCTCTTATCAAGCCACCTATTACCCTTCCAAGACGGCGAGTCTGCAACAGAAACATATCCGACCTAATTGAATCAAGTTGGCTATCAAGTTTTTTTGCATAATCAAGCATTGAATCAATACGACCAAACTTTGCCTTTTTGCCGGGACGATCATTAGGCTGCGCTGATCCAAGACGCGCTGCAATGTCCTTACGAGTGTTGCTCATGCTGCTCATAGTATCGTCTTTCTTAGAAACCACTATATGTAGTGGTGGATTATCCTGAGATGAAACCGGGGTCAGGGACTGCACCGCTGTCAATGAGATTTTGACGCAGCCCGTTGTGCTTGCGAATGGCATCGTAATTTGGTCTGCCGTCTTCCGTTGCCCATCCATTGGATACTGCCGTAAACAGGGAAACGGGAGTCCAAGAGCAACGGCAATTGAAGCCAAGCGGGGCGGGAATTCCCTGATTGTCAATCTGCTCAACCGTTGCGACATAGCCGTTCATTGCCTTGTGGCTTGGGCGAGTCCGGTTGTCCTTGGTAGCCCGGAACTGCATGACAGGCACAAACGCCTTGACCGTATCGTCCCGGCAAATGTCTAGCCGCCCTTGGGTTTGCGCCCGGTTCAAGTTTGTCCGGTAGACGGTTTCAAGCCGCGCAGCCGTCAAGTCTGTACCTGTAGCAATCACAGACTGTTGAACGAAATCGCCCACGCCCAATTCAAGGAGTTTTTTTCCGGCAACAGAGGTCGTAACCTCACCCCTAATGGTCTTTGCTAACAGGTTACGCGTTGATTCCACCTGCTTCTGCGTCATGCCTGTGACAAAGAATGTGCCTTGGACTACCGCTTGAACGCCGGGAGTACGCCGCTTCTGCACCTCTTCAGGCAACCCGGTCACAATCTTCATACCGGGGACGGGCTTTGGTTTCGCGCCCATTGCCGCCGGGAACACAATCTTGGCAAGGTCAGGACTGCGCTCAACCATCTTTAGGAGCGCGGTTGCCGCCTCATCTTTGGTCATCTCGTCCGCAGCCTGAAACGCGTAGTCCACAAGCGCGTTCCAACGCTCCCTCGTAATCGGGAGCAATTCCATGTATCGGTCAACGACCTGTCGGGCTGCACCACTTTCAAAACGAAGCAAGAACTCAGGGATGTCACGGTCAAACTTGACAGGTTGAGGCTTCTTGACGGTCTTAACCTTTGCAGCGTATAGGCTTGCGTGTGCGCCCGCCGCCCATGAAATCAACAGCAGCGCAGCCGTGTTGCTCTTCCATCTGTCCCACGCTTCCGCAGGGTTGTCATTGGTGATCTGAGCCGCTACCGCTGCGCGGTACGCCTTGTCCCCGTCTGCATAGACGGCGCGAAACAGATCGGCAATAGACCTTTTTGCCATTAGACCCATGCACGGCGGCTAAAGGCGGTAGGAGCATTTGCTTCAGGTTGCTCCCCTTCAGGAGCCGCAAGTGACCCCATCATGTCACTTATGGGGTTGCCGCTCTTTTCCGCTCCAAGGATTGGCTCGTCATTGGCGGGTTGCGAGAGTCCAAGCAGATCGCGGACTTCGCGTTCGCTGACGCGCCCGCCCATCGTCACGAACTTCTCAATGGCTTCCAACCGCTCCTTTGGATCAGGACGCTCAGGGGCAAACACAAACCGAAGCGCAGAGGCTTCCTTGTCCGTAGCCCCAAGCATCTTGGCAACCACCCGCACGAAATCCGTGGTCATGCTGTCCGCAAGAGCGTCAGCGTGGTAACGGATAATCCGGGAAAGCGTGTCGGCATGAAGGTTTGCCACCCCGCTACCCATGCCCGTGCCACCCGCTTCGCTTGACAGCGACTGCCCAAGGATGGCTTCCTTGATCTTGCCGGAGAACCAATTCACCAACTCCAAGAAGATCTGCGCCCGTCCGGCGTTTGGCTCCTTGATGTCAATGTCGTAAATCTTGTCCGTGCCTGTCATTGGCAACAAGACGCTGTTGTCGTTGGTCAGGTTGGCAAGGACATTCTCCATCATGCCGCGCCCCGCGTCCTGCCCTAACGGGTAGTAACCAACGCGAATGCCCATCGCGTATCGCTCCGCGTAGGTAATGGCATCTTGCAGAATCTCTTGCTTGGCAAGCCACATGAACCAACAGATGTCACGCGCACCCACGCCGCGATAGATTGATTCAGAAGTGTTGGGGTCATTGAAATCAGGTGCGTTGATAAACACCTTGTGGAGAATGACAGCCTTGCGCTCTAGATCGGTGAAGATATGAACCCGCGCATCAAAGCCGATGTTCTGTTCGGAAGGACCACTAGCACCGTATGCCGCACCCACGCGCATGGCTAGGTTTCCGCGCTGATCGTAAGAAAGCGTGTCAGGGTGGAACGGATACCACTCCTTGACCATGATGCCTAGTCGCTCATCCTTGGCGTACACGAAATTGCAAGCGGCGTTCCCGTACCAAACGGCTTCGTGCATTGAACGAACGAAATCACTCCGGCGCGGCATGGCATCAAAGATTTCGCCGATGCGCTTTGCAAACGCCTTTGTACGCTCGTCTTCGTCATCCGCTGAAATGACTGCCCACTCAAGCGAGGCAAGCGTGACTTGAAGCGAACGCAACACACCTTCAATGTCCGCGTCTGCCCGCATCATCTGCTGATACTGCGGGTTCAGCCGATACGCGATGCTGCTGTTCCGCAACATCTTGTCTGCTGACGCAAAGAACGAACGCTGTAATTCAACGCTCGTTGCGAGTGGCTGCTGAATGCCGCGATCAACCGGAGCCGGAAGTGGCTTGCGGGGACGCTTGGCAGGAGGCAGACCGTTTGTTAGTGGATTGTCATTTTGCATTTTTTATTCTTCCCACGCACCACCACCCGGCGGAAGCACTCCTACCGGAGGCTCAACCGATGACGATAGTGCTTGGTTGTATGAGAATGTCTTCATTGCCCATATCAAGATTTCTTGATCTACACCTTCCGTGTTTGCATACGAAGCAGTTTCAAGAGCGACATATTGAATTGGAGTGTATTGCGGCTGTGCATAACCACCGTTGTTCCACGGGTTTTCTTGAAACGCACCCGCTGTGTTTGGAGTCACAATTAAGGGGAACCCTTTTCTGCACACCCAAGTATTTACTTCAGCGTCATACGAACTCCTAATTCGCACTACAACAATTGATCCTGATTGCAGACTTACAGGCTCTCCTGTTGTGGCGTGAAATTGATGGTTGTATTTTGAAACAGAGCCATCCGTAATTCCAATGACGCAACTATTGGCAAAATAAGTAGCGGAACAAATCCTGTTTCCCGTAATTGTTACGGCTGAATACGGGAGTAGATTTTCACCTGCAATAAGTTGCGGTACTGAATTTCCTGTTTTCATTTTATGCCTCGCTTGCCGGACGGCGTATCCCGCATCCAATTTTAATCGCAGGGAATATGTCTCCCGTGTTGCAGCCTTCTAGGCATTGATAAAACGCGTATCTGAAGTTTTCAAAAGTATCAAACGGATATGGTCTTCCAAGTGCCGCGCCATTGGTTGTAGCCTCAATCATTGTCCCTGCGGTTATTGCGTTTGATGCCCGCAGTTGAACTACATACTCCATTTGCAATGTCACGGGCTCGCCTACTAACGCGTGATACACCCCATTGACATCAGACACGGATCCATCAGTAACACCAATTGGAATTACTTGATCGGTTCGTTGATTACCCGTTAATGGGGTTGCGCTTACCGCGAACTCACCAACAACATAAACAATGCTGTACGGGAGTATTGCCGTAGCCGCCTTGAGACTAATTGTTTCATTAGGGATTCCCATTATGCTTCATCCGGTAGTGTGTGTGGATCCATCTCGTAAGTATTCATAAACGCGGAAATCCGGTAAGCCCAAATTAACTCGTTGGCACTTCCTGATTGAAGCGCGACAAACACGCGCTCTTCTTGCCAATAAATAGGCTGTAGAAATGCAGGTGGAGGCGTTGTATTTGGAACCAATATGGACGGCTCGTAGGTTGCCGCAAATTGACCTGTGTTGTCACGATGCAAATACAGCGTATCCCCGGCAACAACTGATTCCATAATGCTTACTTGAACAGCATTGCCAACTTGAAACGAAATTGGGTCACCGATATTTGCCGCAGTCGTGCTGTTAAAACTTTCTACTGAACCATCGGTGACACCCAAATAAAACCTCGTCCCTGTCCCTGCCGTTTGCGTAATGTCAACATCCGCGCCCATCGTTATTGCACCTGCTACAAATTGCGCTGAGCGAGTAATCTCCATTCCCCTAAATGGCAAGACAGGCGCATTACCCGATACCTTTTGCGAGACAAGAAAAGTGAGGCTTTGGTCAGCCTGAGTGGCAAAGAATGCGCTCATCGTGTTCTCATCTTTCTTAACAGGGACGCTGAAATCGTGGTGTTGCCTTTATACATCGCTTTGCTCTCTTCCATCTTGCGCTTCAACTCAGCGGTGCGCTCTTCCCTTGCCTTGCTATCTGCGGCGTGACGGGCTTCCATTGCTTGCCTGTCTTGAGCCAACTTGGCAACACGGGCATCGGCTTCGCGTTTCTGCTGCTCCAACTTGGCGGTCAAAGCGGCGTGTTCTTGTTCCCGCTGTGCAAGGCGTTCGCCCGCAATCTCCGCAGCGCGGCGGCGAACCTCAAAGTCTGCAAGATCGGCTTTCGCCTTTGCCAAGTTTGCTTCAGCCTGTTTGACTTCCGGCGAGTTGTTAACCGCTGACTTCAACGCCCGCTTCTGTTCAGCAGCATCGCGCTGCTTCACATAGGCATCGCGCTCCGCTTGGTTGTCAAGCATCCATTGTTGAGTAAACGAACGCCCCGAAGCGGCTGCTCGTTTGGCAACTGATTCGGCGTTCATGTTCATTACTTGACCTTCACGCCGGGGCGAACAGAGCGTTGCAACTTCATCAATCTGCCCTTGCCATTGATGCGATTCATGTCCGGGTTGCTTTTGAGTTTTGCTAAAAGAGCCTTAGAAGTCAAAACATCTTTTTCTAAATTCTTTATGTCGTTCTTTTGCCTCTCAAGTTGATGAAGCAAACTCTCTTTTTCATATCCACTTGCCTTGCTAAGTGCTTTTGGATAAGCCAACAAACCCTTCTTGAGGCGATTAATTCTGTCTGTCAAAAAAGCAATAGACTCTTCTAGATCCTTTGCTGACTGCGGTATGCCCTGCCCTGTAGGTGCAGCCTCATCTGAGGGATAGGTTTCAAACTTCGCCTTCGCGCCGGGGCGGGACATTTCAACCTTGTAGTAATCGTTAGATCCTTTGTAATCGCCGTTCTTGTTTAGCCAAGCAACGGCTTCCTTGAATGTCCCAAGGATTGGCACAATTACAAGTTTGCCATAGGGATCAGTAAATGCCCATGTTCCCTTGCCCGCAGAAGTGATCTTGCGACCTCTTTGAATTTCCCAACTGTTGATGCTGTTTGGGTCAATTCGCAAGAACTTCGTTTTCGCGCCGGGGCGGGAGTAACGGTGTCCCGCACGAATAAATGACTTTGCGTCTTCTAACGCTTTCTCACGCGATAGGTTTTCATGCACACCAATCAATTTCCCATTTTCAAAATACTTGACCGAATAGAGAAAGTCGGTTTTGCCTATAGCAAAATGAACTTCAACTCTTCGCGGGTATTGTCGTGGGGTAACCTGTGGATCTCCGGGAGCAGAATCTGAATAAATTACCGCAAACTTCGCCTTTGCGCCGGGGCGGGAAGACTTGGCTTCAAGAGAACTATTGAGTCGATGACCGCCGCGCTTGGTACTTCGCAGAATCTGTCCTGCCGTCAACGCGAGGTCTGTGTAGTAGTTGAACTTCTTGCCGTCTGCGCCCATTGCCTTGGCTGCGGCGTTTGCATCAGAAATGATGTACTTCAAAGAGTCATCACTAACGCTTGAAAGCCATTCCTTGGCTTCCTTGAAGTCAAGGTGGACGCTGCCGTCCGTCATTACCTTTTCAGCGCGACCCATTTTGGTTTTAGGCTGCACTAGTCCAAGACGCTTTGCGATGTCGTTGCGAGTGTTGCTCATGCTTTGATGCTACTAGGAAGCCCGCCATGCTCAAGAAAAGAATGCCTTGCCACCTTTTGGTTCCCGTGCGCTAAAGATCCGGTTGATGGCATCTTGGGGTTCCTTGAGGCGTTGCTTGTCTGCCGCTCCAAGACTCCCACGAACCGCCTCGCTGCACATATCTACGATGACATCCACGCAGTCATCGTGCGCCCCGGCGGGAAAAGACAACAGTTCGTCAATGACTGATTGAAACACGGGGATTACTTTCCCGTCTTGGTCTGTGGGGAACTTGAGTTTGCCGCTTTGTACGAATGGTTGACTGCCCGCAGCGCGGATGTGCTTGTCTTTGGTGCGTTCCATTGCCATCATGGGTTGGTTGGTCATGAGGGCAAATTGGTCAAAGATGCCCTTTTGGGTTCCATTGGCTTCAGCCAAGACCACAGAAACGCCACGGCGGTTCAAGAGTTCAGCGGCTTGCTTGGCAAACACGGGAAAGGATTCTCGCACCCGTAGCATTTCTGTGATGTACAGATTCCTGTTGTGGTCAATCTCGCCAATGATGCACACCGAATAATCGGGGTCGTTTCGACTCTGCTGCGCTTTCCCGTAGCCCCAATCAATCCCCGCAATAGTGCGCGTGTTAGATGGCAGTTGATCCGGAGGGTAGTACCCAAACCACTCAGGACGAAAGATCAAAAGATCTGAGGAAAGCGGTACGAGTTCATACGCACGGGCGTAAGCCAATGCGCCCATTTCGTCACGCGCACGGCGCAAGACATCTTCCGTAAAGACTTCGCCCCACGGGGATTCCAAGCCCATGCAGGGTCGGCGAAGCAGCGTACCGTTGTGGATACATTCCCTGCGCCACTCTGCCGTCAAGTCATCCGTATGAAACGGGGTGGCTGTGCGCCACAACCTTGGCTCATGAGTTGCAGACGGGTCAAGCATGGGAAGCCAAATGTTGGCATAAGCCTCTTTGACTTGACTTCGCAGAGCGGGCTGCAACACGGAGTTCCGGAGATCGCAGATGTCATCAAGCCACATGACATCAGCGCGTCCACCCGTGCGCCCAAAGATGCCCATGCCTTGAACGGTTGGGTCACGCCTCATTTTCATTCCCGGCGTGGTCACGCTCCATGCGGTCACCCCTGTTTCGCTTGACTTCAAGCGGACATGAGGGAAGCAAGCCTTGAAAGCAGAAGACTTTACGATTTCACGGATAAACTTAGTAGTCGCTGACGCGTGTTCATCAGTTTGAGCAATGACCTTGATGCGGGTGTTTGGTCTTACCCCGATCCACCATGCGGCTAAATGGGCGAAGGTTGATGTCTTGGCGTGACCACGGGGCAATTCCGCGTACCAACGCGTGTCATTGAGGGCGTGTGAGATCATCTCCTTTTGAAGACCGCTTGGGGTTTTACCCATGCAGAGGGCTAGAAACGCCTCCGGTCTTTGACGCGCATAGTCAATTTGGGCTTCAACGCTTGTCATTGCGAATGGTCTTGGCAAGTGCCGTGAGTTGATCGTCCGTTAGGTCAGACATCACCTGCACACGATCTGTGACCTCTCCGGCATCTAGACGGCTCATGCGGTCTTCTTCCATTGCCGCGTCCAAAGACAGGCGGTCAATAGCCATGAGGGTGGTAGTTGCTCTTGCGACATCCCGGCGGTTGGCGGTTGCGTCAGCAAGCACCTGCGCTGTGCGCTGAATCGCTGCCCGCTTGAACATGGGGTCAACCGTCCATCCTTCACGGATAGCGCGTGTGAAGAGCCTGAGATCAGAACGAACCCTCCCCTTCCCCTCAATGTCATCAAGGGTTTCAACGGGTTTGACCGGGTCTTTGGTTCCCTTTGCCTTGGCGCGGGGCTGCTTGTTGACCTTCTTTGGTTTCATTGTGCCACACTACTGTGAATGGTGTCAAGTACGGTATGTGTCCTTGCCTCGCCCTTACGCTCAAAAGTCTCTTGGTTGTGCGGGTTGTTCAAGAAATCAGTTATGGCTCTGAAGTTCCGGGCGTGTATCGGTGGGAATTGATATCCCGCTGACACCATGTCCCGGTAAGTGTTCCACGCGTGTAGTGCGTTAAAGCGGCAATGAATCATCATGTGGCATCGGTAGCAAAACCCATACGCGCCGATGTGATCTCCATATGGTGCCGAATAATCTTCGCTGTGCGCTTCAATGATGCCCTCTTTTTGACCACAGGCATCGCAGACGGTTGGTCGCGTTCGCGTTTTCTTGGCATACTCATCCTTGAGCCAATTGAATGCTTTCATTCGATCGGCTGCGGTAAATCCATTGTAAGACTTCATAGCGGCTTTCTCATTTTGGATGCGCCGTTAGGCAACACCCCTGTAGTTTTGAATCCCTTGGCTTCATAGAAGGCTTTGTTATAAGCAAAAGCCTCAAGAAATGAAACACAATTATGCTCTGCATCACGGGTTATGACATCAACGAACGCTTCTCCAATGCCTTTCTTTCTGTGGCTTGGGCTCACCCAAACGCCTTTAATCCGGATTCCACACCCCGCGACCTTCATTGCTGCGGCACAACCTGTGACTTTTTGGTCTTCGTCTGTTGATTTGAACCACTTTGTCAACTTAGTGTCAGAAATTGAAACGCGGTCACCCGCTGCTTTATTAGCCAAGTGAGCAATCGATTGGAAGTCACACGGGGTGATCTTGAAGGCGGCACTCATTTTCGCAGTTTGGTTTCTGCGGGAACCCACGCCTTGCTGTATTTCCAATCAGCAATCTTCTTGGCTTTGAACACATCCTGCTGAAGAAGTAACTCAATTTCTTCCGGGGTTGCGCCAATGTCAAGTGCTATCTGCTGCGGATCAATGTTGTGCGTGTTCACCAATTCAAACACAATGTCGCTCATGCGAAGCGCAACATGGCTTCCTTTTGCCCGGTTCATCCTGATGGTCAAGATCATGGCTGCGGGTCGGTCAATGTTCATGACCGCACATGGAACCATTCCCTTGTAGACCTTTTTGAGTTGGTCAGACATTTTGGACAGGGTGACGCGGTGAAACCCGTCAATAATCAACCCGTCACCTGTGACAAGAACAGGCTGCACCCACCCGGTTTTAAGGATGCTCCGCTCAAGCAGACGCATCTCCTGCGTCAAAACGACATTTGGGTTGTAATCGTTGGCGTTGAGGGTGTTTACATCACGCCACTCAATCCGATCAATGGGGTCTTTTTTCATGCTTTGTCCTTCTGCATGGGCAACAGCATCCGCTTGTATTGCCCTGCAATGATGTATTTCAACACATAGTCAAGCGGGTAGATTCGCGGGCTTTTGATTGCCATGTTTTCAATGACACTCAATCGCTTCAATGCCATTTCCTGCTGTGCTTGGTCTGTGATGCACTCAGTCACATACCGCCTAATTGATTCAAAGTTACTGCCGTAGGCTTTGACCAAAGCGGCTCTATCAAGGTCACCCCAATACCGGGCTTGCACAGACACTTCAGGAAATATCTGCAAGACGCGGTCATAGAACTCAGGATCAAGTACGCGCCAACGGTCTAGTTTCTTGGCTGCTTCAGCGTGTAGCGGCGTTGAAACTCTCAAAGACTCCCCTGCCATGCATTGAGCGTCATACAACTGAGCGTACTTTATGTTGTTATCCAACAGGTACTTAAAGATGTCGTTCTCAGCCCAATCGTAAATTGGTTTTCCCAACATGATCCGGCGCGATTCGGTGGCTGTTAGGTAATTCTCGTTCAACTTGTTTACGGATGCGCGGAACCGTATGAGGCTTTCAGAAGCCCGGATGCCCGTCATCAAGCAGACTTTCCCTTTGTATGCCCTGCAAGCAAACTCATCCATCGTGTATTGGTCAAAGACCGTACCGGGCGCGTCAGACCTAATTGACCACGGCGGTATTTCACGGACATGGGTTCTGTCTTCAGCCCATTGAACATAATCATAAGTCCTGCCAAGGATGTACTTTGCGCTTTTCAACGGGACACAAAACCATTGCATATCAATGTCGCTGCGCTGCCTGTACTCATTGACAAAATTGATAACGCTGTCGGGAATTAACTCCTCGTCACGAAACACAATCTTGAGTTTTTCAATGCCTCGCTTCTGCTGCTCTTCCAAGGCAAGGTGGAGTACAACAAGCGAATCCTTGCCACCTGAAAAGCAGACGGCAACCGTGTCATAGATGTCATAGATATGCGCTATCCGCTCACGGGCGGCTTGAAGCACATCTTTGTCAATGAACCGCTTGATGCGTGTCACGAATCTTGATCCTCAAGGAATGCCGCAAGACGCTCCCCGTTTGTAACTGCCTCCGGGTAACGGTCTTTTAATTCCCGGACAAATTCAAACCATGCCTCTTGCTGCTCATCCGTGTCAAAGATGATCGTAAACGAAATAACGGGGTTTAGACTTTTTTCTGTCGGGGCGGTGTCACCATCCGCGATCTTTTGAAGCGCGTTGTAGTCAAACCCGGTGGCTGCGGCTAGATCCTCGTCTTCAATTTGGAGTGCTGCCATTTGCTGCCGCAGAGCCTCGTCATCCCAAGTAGCCAACTCAGCGGATCGGTTGTCGGCGATGGCATAAGCAATTGCCATTGATGGGGTTAGATCAGTCTTAATTGCCTTGATCGTTTTCCAACTTAAAGCCCGCGCTGCCATGACAGTTCCATTCCCCGCGACCACGACTCCCGCGCTATTGATTACTACAGGCTTTTGTTGACCAAACTTCGCCAAACTAGCCTTGATGGCAGACAGGTTTGCCTCATCATGCTTCCGCACATTTGAAGGGTCATTGGTCAGGTTGGCTAACGATACATCTTCAATTTTCACGGGGCTTCCTTTTGATTGGCTGAATAAATAACTCAAGATCTGCTGCTTCAAGCATTGCTATCGCCACGGCTACTGACGGGACTCGCTGCTTTTTTGAGGTGGTTGAAAGGACTTCGTCAACGGTGTGGTGTTGGCAGATTTCAGCGATGACGCAATCTATTCCAAACCGATACTTTGATCGCCCTTGCTCCTTGAGCCTTTCCAAAAGTGCGTCTCTGATCGCACTAGGGGACTTAACTTTGATTTTCTTCATTGACCTTATGATACCCCCGAATGAGGGGCGTGTCTACATACGGGGTGCAAATGATTCCTTATTTTGCACAATCACTTTGCCATGAATAATCCTGTCAGCGTACGAAGTGTCCACATACAACTCGCTTTGAAGTTGCTTCAAACAGGCTGAATCAATTTGAATTCGTTGCCCAACCTTGATGGGCGGCAATGGATCAAGCCCCTTCAATCCCCCTCCAATGACTCCCCAAAGTAACCACCCCTCATCCATCAAGAGAACTACGCACAGTCGGGTAATCGGCTGCGCGTAGTCCTTGTGGATCTTCGTCCAACTGCGTCTGTGGTTGCCGTGATGCGTTTCAAACAGCGCATGGGTGGCATAGGGCTTCACAGAGGTAACTATTCCGCGCACGGGCTTTCTTAGCCACCCGGTGCGGTCAACGGTCATTTGGAATTCTCCGCTGTCTGCACTACTAAATCCCTCAAGCATTTCATAACCTTCCGGGCGGGCAGACCTTGCGGGCATCCGTAGCGGTCATCCCAAATCAACCAATATGCGGCTCGTACAAAAACATCCTCAGTATCACGCGGCATTGCTTCTTTGAACTCAATTTCACTTTGCGGAAACATTACTAGCCTCCAAAGACTTCAAATAATTCGCAGTCCATGTGCAAGGAGGCATTTCTATTTCAGGCTCAGGCTCGTTGGATCGTTCGTTTGCCCAAGCCTCAAAGTCACCCTTGCCATCTCCAAGGTTCTCGTACTTGTAAAACTCATTTTGCAGATTCTCCCAACTCGCCACCGCAGCATTAGCCATGCGGTCATTTGCACGCAATAGTTCCATTGCTCGGCGGTGTTCAATCATGCCACCTTGCTCTAGAACCGCAATGTATGCCTCGTTGTGGATCTTAATCAGTTCAATTTCGCGTTCGTTGTAGCGATCTATTCGGGCTCGTACTCGTCCGTTGCAATTCAACATCGCTTCTAAATTGTCATCAATCATCTTGGCAACCGTCCGCGCCAACTTGGAATTTCTTGCCGCGCCTCGCAACATCACCTTGGGTGCGCTCATTTTGTGTCCGTGTTGCATTTGGAATCCTTTCTAGTCAGGGTTTAGAAGTTGTAGTCGTAGTGTTTAATCGGCTCATGGCTTAGGCGGTAAGAAGCCTTACTCGCGCATCGCCATCCCTTGTTCTTGGAGAGTCGTATACGGATGATTGGTGCGTCAGGGTTACTTGTGCAAACCCAATGCTGCCGTCCGTTGTTCGTGCAAATCGCGGAGAACCCACCTGCAACAAAGTCAGGCTTCCAATCCGGCGCGTGTTCAGCATTCATGGCGCGGATCTCAATGCACTTGTCACTCACAAACCGCACAATCTCGTACGGATTCACATCGCTGTAGCCAATATGGTTCGCGTGCGTGTAACCGTGTTCGCGGGCAGTAAGTGGTTGCAGTCGTAGAATCGTAAGTACTTGTGTCATGGTCAGTCTCCTGTTCTTGCGTCCGGCAAGTTCGGGTAACGCATCTTGCGTCACATCAGTAGAGTAACACCGATTCACCGGGGCGCAAGGGGGCGGGGCGGTATTTTTCTAGATTTTGTTAGATTCTTTTCCCGGTATAGATCAACAGCGATAGCGAGAACTCTTTGAGTCGTTATTGAAAGCAGACCAACACTCTCTTGAGCCGCTTTGATTTCTTCGGCTGTTGCTGTTGCCATGACCTTTGCAGCCCATATATCCCACGCCTTGAAATCATTGTCAGACAGCGGTTGGATTTTTTCTTTTTCTACTCGCGTGTGGACTACAAGTTGTTGTTGAACAGTTCGTTCAATGTAGAGGTCATTGATTCTGTTGAACACAGGTCGATTGGATTTTTCAGATGCGGCTTCCATCCGGTGTTGCTTCACCGCATCCATTAATTTGTCTTGGTGGAGTGGCATCCATCGCTCCCACAGCCACTTAGTCGTTTGGGGAGTTGGATCCCACTCAGTCCAAAGCCCGCGAATCATTTGCCATGTGTCATTCCATGTAGGCTTCTCATTTGTTGTTGTTGGCATCATGCCCGCACCTTAGCAATGAACATTGACAACGCAAGGCTTCAATGAAAAAACCGCCGATATTTTTACATATGGCGGTCTTTGCCCTTGCACTCTTTGACATCGTGGTTAAAGTGTGCGGCTGCGAAACCTAGAGCGATTACATTCTACCGCTCAATTCACCGGGGTGAAGTAGTGCGCTACAAGAATGTTGCAATGCCCCTCCGGCACGGTTGGGAGGGATCGGTGTAGACGCGGGGCTTGACCCTACCTCGCGCCTTGTGTGTGCTGTTGACACTTGCGCTCCTCCACGATGGCAGCGGCTGTAGACGAACAGCGAAATGGAACCAAGAACTGATACTGCTTGGGATCGTGGCATTAACTTGAAGCGCGGCTCCGTGAGGGCTGAAGTTAGTTGTGACCCCGCGAGGGGTCATTTCTCTCTGCGCTCACCGTGCAGACTAAAAACAGCCCGCAGACCTGTTGAAATTAAATACTGCAAAAAATGTTTGAAATTGAGCCCCCGCTACTTGACTTCCCTGTGAACCGGGGTTAGATTGTTTGTTGCCGCAAGATTGCGGTGACCGCACCTGCCGGACGCAGGGTTAGGAGACAAGTTATGGCGCACGAAATTGAGAAGAATGACGGACAGGTTTTTGCGAATACTGCTGCTTGGCACGGTTTGGGAACTGTTGTTGAGGGAGCCCCAAACCCGTTTGCGGCTTTGCGAATTGCCAAGATGGAATGGAATGTTCTTGAGTCTGAGTCAATGGTTTGTGGCTTTGATTTGGATTCGCAAGAGCCACAGCGTATTTCTACTGACTCACACAAGATGCTTGTCCGTAGCGATGACTACAGCATCCTTGGAGTTGTTGGTAGTTCATACAGCCCGGTGCAGAACTCCACGCTTGCTGAGTTGGCTTGGGCATTCCGCAGGGCGGGAGAAGACCGTGGCGTTGAAGTTGAGTCAGCAGGAACCATTCAAGGCGGGCGGCGTGTTTGGATGTTGCTGCGGGCTCCAACTATTGACATGACCGGGCTTGAAGATTTTGCGAGTCCGTACCTGATGATTGCCAATTCCCATGACGGCACGATGGCGATGCGCGTGATTCCTACGAGCGTCCGTGTTGTTTGTTCCAACACATTCCACAGCGCAATTGATGCGGCTAAGAATGGTTGGTGCTTCCGACATACGCACAACATTTCTGCGCGTGTTGAGGAATTGCAAACTGACATTTCCCGGTGGTACGGGAATATTGAGAAGGGTCGTAAGATTGCTACAGCACTCGCCCATAAGTCCATGACCGTTTCACAGGCGAAGCAGTTGTGGATGGATGTCCTTGAAACCCTTGACGGCAAGTTTGTGATTGACCCGACCAATGGTTGGGAAGAGCGCAAGCGTGAAAAGGGATTGCGTTTCTTGGCGCATTGCCATGAAAAAATGGATATGGAAGGCAGCACCTACGGGATGTCCGCATGGACGGCGGTGAATGCAGCGACAAGCGCAATTCAACACTACCGCGCCCACCAAGCAATCCGAAGCAAGGATGCCAACACAGTCAACTACGCCCGTTGGGATGGCACGACTGCGGATGCCACAGCGAAAGCGTTTGATTTGGTGCTGCAAGCCTGATAGGATTCAAAACGGGTAGCCACGGACGGCTCCCATCTATGCCCCCGGAAGCCCGGCGTGTTGATCGCAAGATCCGCGCCGGGTTTTTACTTGGAAATCTTTTTCACATTCTCTAGAAAATGATGGCTGCAATGACTTGCACCCCGATTGATCGGTGCTACTCTTTGGATGTGACGCAAGATGCGTTACCCGAGCCGCCGGATGCGGACATAGGAGATTGACCATGTACGCCCCACCTGACAACTACAAGATTGTGAACAACCCCGCAGAGTTTGTTTGGATTGGCGATGGAGTCGAAGATGTTTCCAAGCCCATGAACGCCATCTTTGACATCTCTGCCACGGTAGTACGAGCATGGGTGACGCAGACGCACATTTACCGTCACAAATCACAGGCAACGCGCAGAGGCTTACGGACATGGATTGCTACCTCCCCTGAGAAAGTGAGCGTAGTACGAGTCTTGATGTTGACCGCAGACGGGTGGTTGGCATATGGACAAATTGAAGTCCCAAGCGGAAAAGAAATTGACCTGCCCAAGATTAAGAAAGGCGACACGCTGCGACTTGAAAACTTTGAGGCACGATTTGCCTACAGAGACAGCGCGGGTGAACCCGTGTTTCAGAACTGCATGATGGGCGGTTTGATCAAAGGCAAGAAAACAAACGCCTTGACCGCGACAGTTAGACGCGCTGTACGAAACCCATGCGGAGGATTTATGCCGGGAAGAATTCTAGGAACAGGGAACTAAATACTTGCACCCCGACCAATCGGTGTTACAATCATGATGTGACGCAAGATGCGTTACCCGAACCGCCGGACGCGGACACAGGAGATTGACCATGAACGATGTACAACTTGCGACCTTTAGAACGATTGCAGACGCGATGCTTGGCAGCAACCGGATTTGGAATTGGCACTCTGATGCTGACCGATGGGCTCCTGCCCAAATGCTCATTAGCGTGACAGAAAAGCAAGCGCGTGATTGGCAGCGAAAGTACGGCGGCACGATTACTTGCGACTTCAAGATTGAGGCAAAGCCATGATTAGATTTAATTCCAATCCAAGATTGACTCACCTTTTGGCGTTGAAATCTGATGCCGTAGAGGAATACACAAACGCCAAGATTGCCCATCGCAAGGCTGTTGAGGCTTTACCCGAAACTGAAATACTCAAAGAAGCCGAGAGCAAATACAACAAAGCCGTTATTGCTTTTCTTAAATATCACAAGAAGTTGAATCCGGACACCTAAAAGAATCTAGCAATCTTTAGATATTTACGGCTGCAAGCCCTTGCACCCCGACTAATCGGTGCTACTCTATGGATGTGACGCAAGATGCGTTACCCGCAACCCCCGGACGGGGAACACAAGGAGACTGATATGAAGACACAAAACGAAATGGCTGCAATTATGAAAATGCGACTTGCGACTGCTGAAGGAACAATCGCTGAAGGCAATTTAAGCGATGCAAGTCGCATTGCCGCCGTTGGTACTGCTAACGCATTGATTTCGTTTGCGTGTGCGGCTGACATCTTTACTATGCAAGAAAGGATTGAGTGGTCAGGACGGATTGTGATAGCAAAGAACTACGCAATGATGCGAAAGTTTCAATTGATGAAAGAGGAAATTGAAAGAGAACGAGAGAACGCGGTAAAGGTTTTGAACGAAAGTCATTGTCGAGTTGCGCCACGCGTTGACGCGACCCCCTCTTGGATGCAGGGTCTACCTGTAGAAATGGACTAATGCCATGTTGACAGAAGAAGAAAAGTTTGCGTTGGAGATGTACCGAAGTTTGGTACGGGGAGATCCAAGGGAGGTTTTCCCTGACATGAAACAACAGATCCTGCGCGACTTTGAGTTTGGCTACAAAGCGGGATTTGAAGGGAAATATGAAACCCACAAATTGCTGTATCCCGATTATGTTTTGCTGAATGATCAAGATCGACAGAAATTGCACTTGATGATTTTGCAATCATTGCAAGCGGGCGCACAGGCTTTTACGATTGCGAGATTGAGAAATCTATTAAACACGAAAGCGGAGTAATTATGCAACGAAGCGAAACGATTGGAACCATTGCAAGCGCGATGGCAAAAGCAAATTTGGAAATTAAGAACCCTGAACTAGACGGGATCAACCCGCATTACAAGAGCAGGTTTGCCACTCTTGCGGCTGTGTTGAACGCCGTGCGGTCACCATTAGCCAAACAAGGGATCGCCGTTCTACAGCCCGTCACAATGGATGGGAACTTTGTAGCGGTCACTACGACCCTTGCCCATTCAAGCGGCGAGTGGATCTCTGAAACCCTGTCGTACCCGCTGCCCGACCGCAGCACGGTTCAGCAGATAGGTTCAACGGTTTCTTACTTGCGAAGGTATTCACTAATCAGTTTCTGTGGACTAGTGGGAGAAGATGACGATGGCGATTCTGACCGCCAAGCCCCTACAGAAGACCGCAAGCCGTTCAAGCCACAGAACGCCCGTGGAGCCGCGCCCGCTCAGGGGAAGCCCCAAGCAGCCCTAACGGCTGAAACCGCGCCTGAAGCCAACCCTGCCCCGGCATCCGGGGTAGCAGACGCGTTCCCGGATGATGGCGAGTTCCTAGTACGAGTCAACAAGGTTGTCCGGAGGAAAGGAAAGCCCACCGCCATATCTGTGACAAGTGCAATTCACGGGGCTTGCTACGCCTCAACGCTTGTAGAGGGATACGCGGACTACCTTGAATCAATTGCCGGGGAAATGGCTACCCTTGGATTGACACGCAATGGGTTGATCCTTGAAATTACCCACATCACAAGACCTGAAGAAATATCTAAACTAGAATTCTAAGCCATTGACCGCCCCACACGGGCGAGTCAGTCTCCCCCCGCGCATCAGGTTCCTAGACGGGTCACCCATGCGCGGGGGTTTTTCTTTATGCGCCCGATCTACGAACAGCCACACAACAGAGAAGCACAACGAAAGTTGATTGCATTGCTTCAGGCTGAACGCCCGGAATTAGATTGCATTGAAACAGATCGTCTTGAGCCGTATGACTTTCAATTCAAGCGTGACGGCAAGATCACCGCAATAGTTGAAGTGAAAGTTCGGCAACTTTCGTTCTACCGATTTCCCAACTACATGATTGCAGCCAAGAAATCTGATGGTCTTAGACGGCTATCGCGTGAAATGAATTGCGGAGCGCATTTGCTTGTTGGATTTCCTGATGCCGCTGCGCTGTTTACATTCACCGACAAATTGTTTCCACGCGCACAGGCGGGACGCAAAGACCGCAATGACAAGCAAGACATAGAGTCTTGTGAATTCATACCGCTTTCGCTGTTTCGGCGTTTGAAAAAATAATTTGCAATATTTGGGAATCACCGCCCCAAACTATTGACACCATGCCGTATCGGGGTTACTCTACTGATGTGGCGCAGATGCGCTACCCGCACTTGCCGGACGCAAGGCTAGGAGACTGCTATGAAAACAGGGACACGAACAACTTTTGTGATTCTTACGCAAATACAAGAGAACTACGGAGCGCACAGTTGGGACGGGCAAGGCGAATGCCCTTCGTATTGGAAATTTAAGGGAGGCGAGTCCTATGTTTGCGAGAATTTTGAGGACGAGAAATCTGCAATCAAAGCCGTTGAAGCGCGATGCAGTTACGACCACGCATTCAAGGAATATGTTTGCTTTTGCGCCCCGCTCAATGATTGGCTTGATACGCAAAAAGACACAAGTTTTACTGCTATCAAACACATGATCAATGAGTTCAAGATGCTGCGAATGGAAACCAAAGAAGTAGTGACTTTTGATGTTGCCTTTTACCCACCGGAGGAGATCAAGTGACTAACGGATTTATTCTTGAAATTGAAGCGGTTGCCATTGACGCAAGTGACCTTGAAAAAATTGAGGAGACTGCGACACCGCATCCTGCAGGAACGATGATTGGAATTGTTGAGCCAAACGCAATTGCTTCACAGAAGACAGTTGATGGTGAAACCAAATGGTCATGGGAATTGACCGCAGTCATTATTGTCCGCACGGGGTGTATGCGATACGCAAAATGGCAAGTCAACGCCAACGCCCCGTGGATTGACATGACAGTCAACCAAGCCAAAGAGTATTGGGCAAAAATGGTTGCTGAGATTGTGGCGGTTGATTTGATTGAAGAAATGGAGCGCAAATGATCCCGGACTACAAATGCTTAGTTTTAACTCTGCGGGTTGAATGCGAGTCAGCGGAGGCAATTATGCTTCTAGCGCACAACCCGGACGGCGAACCAATCCCGGTCTACATTGAACTAGCGTCAGGCTTAAAGGCGTGTCGCTGCGGCGGGAAGTTAAAACGAGCGCGTATGCGAATCGTTGCGCCCGCAGCCGTGCGAATTAAACGCGTTCCACACACAGAGATCCCTAGCAAGGAGGAGCAATATCATGGAACTCTTTGACCACGCAGAAGCGCAACGCCGCAAAGACTATGGAATGAGTCTTGCCGCAGGAGCCAAACAAGAACTGCTTCAACTAGCGCAAGCGTCAGCCCGCAGATTGATTGAGCAACTTGGAGAAGCCACCTCAGATGATGTGGCAAGAGACATGGAAGCCAAGGGTCTAAATTACACAGCACTCAAGAACGCAGCCGGAAGCGTTTTTAATGGCTTTGTGTGGACAGGGAAAGTAATCTGCTCCGCAAGAGCGTCTACGCACGGGCGCATGATCAAAGTGTGGAGGGCAAAATGAGATACAACAGCAAACCAATTCAAATGCACAGGGCATCAACGATGATGTATTTACGGGGAGAAGGATTCCACGCGGGCGAAACGCGAACCGGGTTTTGCGCCATAAACAGATCGGGGATGGTAATTACGGTTTCACCGCTGCGAACCCTGATTGAATACAAAGACGCGTCCGGGCAAATACGCGGTGAACGATTTGATTCACCGCAAACAATTTCATGGTTCCAACAAACAATTGACCGAATTTCAAGAGAGGTAAACATTCCGTGGACAGCACAGATTTAATCGTTTGCGCCAAGTGCGTTGAGAAGCAGAAGCACATTGAGCAACTTGAAACAGCAATGATTGCCATGCACAGAAAGATTCAAATTTATTCCGATACATTGCAGGATTACAAAAAACTTCATCTTCCCGCGACCGTTATTGCAAACCGATCAAGCATGGGAATTGAATTTAGCGATGCTAGACAACGCCGCGATACGATTGAACACCTATGACAGCACCAAAGTCAATGACCAAACTGATGCACGATGTCAGTACCCATT